CTCCTCTTTGAAAGGTACATTATGCAAGGACATCCTGATGATTATGACTGGTCCCTAGTTCCACCTTACGTGGTTCGAAGGCTCAGCTTTTTCGACAAGATTCGTCTTTGTTTGTGTATCCTCTTTACGGGGGATTGACATGAGAGAGTTATCTAATTACCAACCATTTTGGTTCCATACCAACCCAGTATGGAGTTGCCATCATGGCCTATAGTGGTCCTTTCAAAAAACGCGACTTCCACTATCGTGGAAAGACGTGGATTGATGACGTTCAATACGTTTATCGTCAAGAAAGACCCTGGAGGAAACCGCTACCTTACTACACGTGCATTGGCACGTATGGTGGGTATGGTAATGGCTATTGGGCTTATGTAGGCGTTCAAAATTTGGCATCCACTGCTTTCGTTAATTCGAACGTGGATGTCATTGCTTTTGATCGTCTTCAATCAAAACTGGGTGAACACGCAAATGTGGCGCTAACTGCGCTAGATTTGCCTAAATCACTCACTATGATCGCCAACCGCACCTTGCAGTTGACGAAAGCCGTACGTGCCTTGCGGAAAGGCCGCGTTGATGAGATGCTCATTGCACTCGGACGCGACCCTGCTGAGCAGCGAAAGATCGATGCTTACTCCAATAGTCGAAAGACGAAACGGTTTGAGCTTGGTCGTAAGCGCGCTAGATCCAAGAAATTGGATAAGCGGGCTCTTGCTAATCCTGCAAATACTTGGCTGGAGTACACCTTCGGGTGGGTTCCATTAGTCCAGGATATTTATCAGGCTGTGCAAGTCCTTCAGCAGGACTTTGGCTTCACTAAAGTCAGGGCTCGGGCTTCTGCCCAAGTTCCTTATTTTTATGAAGATGGTGGAGTTGAGGCATCAGCAAGACTGGTGCGCTATTCTATCACCACGGGGTGTGAGGTTCGGATTGATAACCCGAATCTCTTCCTCGCCAATCAACTGGGTCTAGTCAACCCAGCTGCGGTAGTGTGGGATGCTATCCCATTTTCGTTCGTCGTTGACTGGTTTGTTCCAGTTACTAAGTTTCTCAACAGCCTTACAGCTGACGTGGGACTTGAGCTCGAGAATGGGTACTATTCGCAGCGGTTGTCCGTCCAAGGCTACCGGAATATCTTCAAAGATAATGGTGTTATCACACCGTCATCCCCTCGTGGGCATGGCAACTTTGAAGAGTTCCGGAGAATCCCCAAGAGTTTGCCAACTCCGGGATTGCTTCGGCGGGCTCGTGTACCTAACATGAACCCCTGGCTTGCTGCTACTAGCACTTCGTTGTTGGTTCAGCAACTCGTCGGACTTAAGAATTCTCCTAAGTCCGTCTTCCAGCCAATCTTGGCTAAATCGAGCTAATTGCTCAAAACCCCCTTAGGATACCCTCATGCCCAAACAGGCAAACATCGTTGTGAAAGCTCCGGACAATTCGGACGTCACTTTCACCGCACTCAGCGGCAGCGCTGGTGACCGGGTTCCTGCGATCTACCGAAACGACTCGGACGGTACGCTTCCTCTCGGAATGCGTCCCACCTTTCGTATCGCGACGCAGGACAACGGTCCCAAGACTGCTCGTCGATTGACGGTGGATGGCGTCTGGCCCACTGTCTACACCGATACGCAGACTGGCCAGAAGGGCGTTCTCGCGCGGATTCCGTTGCATCTGGAGCTCACGCTCCCGACCAACGCTGACGCGTACTCCGTGGGTTTCTACAGCTCCATTCTCTTGGCGCTGTGTGCTTCCACGGCGGTGAAGGATTCGGCGGTTGCGGGCTATGCGCCCACTTCCGCCTGATCGGCCTTAATCAAGACTCACGTCTAAACTAAGGTTCACCGTGAACACTCTTCAGCCATCTCTGCTAAGGGTTCTGGCCGCTTTATGCGCCAGCGTAGACACGCCCCGCTCTTTGGGAATCTATCTTCGTGCGAAGCATAACTGCTTCCTCGAAGATGGTCCTCCTGATAGAACGGGTCGTAGTTATGGACTGCTCCGGCAACGGACTGATCCTAGCGCCTATCTGACTATCGATTCGTATCGTAAAGATAATGCTTGCACGGAGTTTCTCCGGAAGTGTCGTCTTGACGGTATCGTTTCGAAAGCAGATCGTGCACAAGCTGCTCGGGACTCCTTTTGGGATTCCGAGAAAGTTTGTGCAAGGACTAACGCACGTCTCCGAAGTCTCATCTTTGGTGAAGGTCTAATCGACCTCGCAGAGATACGTATCCAAGATTTCCTTGGCCGCGCGAAAGACTATATTCGGAAGTGCTTGGGTCCGGTTCCATCTGAACTTAATTGCTCATTTGGTCCTGGCGCAACCTACGGTTGTAAGGGTTTCTATACAACGATTCCCGATAAAATTGAATCCCGTGTCGAAATAACAAGGGGAGCCTTGCTCCTCTCACCTCTGGTGATTGAACGTACCGCATGGTACCGCCAACTTGTTAATAGACAACCTCTCGACGGTCCTTACAAGTTCATCCGTGGAAATCGTTTCACAACGGTTCCTAAGACGGCTTTGAAGGATCGCGGTATATGTGTAGAGCCTAGTGGTAATGTCTACCTCCAAAAAGGGGTAGGCAAAGCCATTAAAAGAAGGATCAAATACTTCACAGGATTTGATCTCGACTTCGCTCAAGACAGACACCGGACAATGGCTTGTGAGGCCTCCCGGACGGGAAGTCACGCAACTATTGATCTTGAGGCTGCATCAGACACTGTCAGCTATGATCTAGTGAAATTCTTATTTCCTAGTGACTGGTTCGAACTCCTGGACTGCCTTCGATCTCCTTTCACCCAAATTGGGGGTAAGTGGGTCAAGCTAGAGAAATTCTCTAGCATGGGTAACGGTTACACCTTCGAGCTCGAGACTCTTATCTTCGCTTCACTTGCTTATGCTTGTGGTGGCGAGGTTATGGGTCAAGATTTCTCGGTGTTTGGGGATGATATTATCATACCCACAGAGTTCGCTCGGGATCTCATTTCGGTTCTCAAGTTTTGCGGCTTTAAACCTAACGGCTCAAAGACGTTTCTTGATGGTCCGTTTCGAGAAAGTTGTGGTGGTGACTTCTTTGATGGTGCACCCGTGAGGGCCCACAATCTTGAAGAAGACCCCTCAGCTCCCGAGGACTGGATATCGCTGGCTAACGGACTTCGCCGCTTGGGGTCTCTCGACCCTGGCTGTGATTTCCGTACTAGCTATCCTCACACTGCTTGGATGCGGTGTTTGGATGCTATTCCAGCTCATATCCGACGGTTACGCGGTCCACTTTCGTTAGGGGACTTAGTAATCAACGATGAGGAAGGTTATCAGTTTGTAACACGGACAATAGGTAAGGACCGTAAAGGTCCTTTCCGATTCATTCGCGTTTATAGGCCGATAGCTAAACGTCTTCCCCTCCATCACTGGAAGGGTGGCGTCCTCTACGCTGCAGCACTTTATGGCATAGGTTCTTCGCATGTTTCCACGCGA